TCTGGTACCAACCACATTGCTGTACGTACTTGCTTAGTTCGTCGTTATGGTAGGAGCTTAACAGGAATTTGCCTTTGATATTGCTTAAGGTAGCTAATAACTCGTTAAAATGCTCTTGCTCATAGCCTCCGTAATGCCCTTGTTTAGCTCCTACATAGGGTGGGTCTACATAGTGAAAGGCATCAGGGGTGTCGTGGTGGGTGAGGACTTCGGTGGCATCGTTGTTGTCAATTTGGACGCCTTGCAGGCGAGCGGAGTAGGTGTCGGTGAAGTGGGTGATTTTGTTGTTGAGGGCAGACACGTTCTTGCTGTTAGTAGTAATACGGCAGTTGCCTACTTGGTTGGAAAATCCGCAATTGGTGGCGTACCAAAATGCCCACGCTCGTTGCACTTCAGTAAAAACAAAAGGAGCGTGGTAGATTACCAATGCTGACTTGTAGGCTTCACGGCTTACAACTGACTGCTGTACGAGGTTTTGGAGTTCGGCAAAGCGGGTTTGCAGAACTTTGTAGAAGGTATATACATTAGTGTTGAAGTCGTTGATGATTTCGGTTTTGACGGGCTGTTTTGCCCAAAAAACGGCTCCGCCTCCAAAAAAGGCTTCGGTATAGATGGCGTGTTCAGGGATAAGGGGTAGTATATGTGGCAGCATTGTTTGTTTTCCACCATAGTAGGATATTGGCGTACGTTGCCAAATATAGGATGTTGATTTCATTGTTCGTGTTTTTAGTATTTGTATATCATTAAATCTTCGTAGGCACTGGCATAATTGACGCTGGTGCTGACGGTTATGCGCTCGGTTCCGTTGAATGGACTGGGGAGGTTGTATTCGTTGGCAAGGAAGTCGAAAAGGTCGAGGAGTTGTCCTTTGTTGCTTCCGAAGTAGATGTAGCGAGGCATTGCGTTGAGGGCTTTGACGATATGTAGGTAGTCTTTTAGTTTCCAATTTTGAGCACCTCTGTAGGAACTTATGTTGGTGGAAAGATAGGGCGGATCGAGGATAAAGATAGTATTTGGGGTGTCTTCAAATTCGGTTATAAGGTTGCGATAGTCGGTTTGACGGCGTTCTACACTTGTAAGATAACCATCAGCATTGTAGGGTGTTTGGGAAACTTTAGCATAGAATCCATCTTTGGAAAGGGCTTCCAAGCTGGTGGCGTACTTGCCGCTGAAAAGGAGATTAGCAGAAAGGGTAATATAATCTAAGGCTTCGGGCGGGTATTGGCGGAGGACTTCTAATATCACGGGCTTGAGTTCGTTAATACGTGTGCCTTTGGGGTAATTTGCAACAATTGGACGCAATTTGGCGATGATTTCGTTAGTGGTGGGTATGAGTGCCAATCGGTGAGCGAAGTCATCATAATCGTTCCATATTACGCGGGCGTTGGGATGAGTGGTTTTGACGGTGTGGGAGAGCAAGCCTGAACCACCGAATAGGTCGATGTAGGTGGCGTTAGCGGGGAAGTGTTTTAGGGCTTCTTTGAAGTGTTTGACGAATTTTCTCTTTTGCCCTTGAAAAGGAAGGGGTGATGTAGTGTGATTTTTCATTTTTTTTCTATCATTAAATTTGCTAATTAAGAAAATTGTTATACTTTTGTAATCCCCAACTTATAAGAAGCAAAAAGCACGCTGACACAGAAGACTTATTTGTCCTCCGCAGTCAGCGTGCTGATGTTTCTATGATAAGTTGGGGAACTTAGTAGAAAAGCGGAGGGCATTTTTATACTGCTGTCCTCCTTTTTAGCAGTTTAAACTTCATTTAAAAGCTGTTTAAATCTTCCACCGAAATGGCTTATATCTCCAATATACATAAACTAAGACTACGAGCAATAACAACCAAAGAATATACCTTAATGGTGTACTTTGGGAGTGCTTTCGTATTTGCCCAGCTTGCTGTATTTCGTGCTTTCGAACTTCAGTTTGAGCACTTGCGTAGGATTGCTTATAAAGAGTAGTATCAGCTTGCTGTAAGCTCTTAGAAATGGGCTCTGATAGCTTTAATCTTTACCTTGCCATTGCGTACCCTTATAGTCTCACTATTGCCGTCCCGAGTGCGGGTATAGGTGAGTTCTTTAGCATTGCCGAGGCTGTCTTTGTCATTTTCGAGTTCAATCTCGAAAGACGTGGCGGACAGGTCAGACCATTCAGACTTGAGAGACTGCTGAACAAAGAGCTGGGAGCTATCTTTATTGGTGATAAAGTGCTCTTTCTGGACTTGCCTTTGTGTGTAGGTTTCTACTTTTTTGGTTCTGCACCCTACGAGGGCAAGGAACGCTAATAATAATAGGGCTAATTTTTTCATTTGCTAATGGTTTTATATTCGTCTTTGGCGTTGAAGCAAGGGCAGGCTTTGGCTACACCAGGGAAGTCTCTGTGCCCTAATATTTCGGCTTCGGGGTATAGGGTTTTGAGCTCTTTGAGGAGCTTCTTTAAGGCTTCTTTTTGTGCGGGCGTACGAGTGTCTTTGGGTTGGAGGGTATTTTTATCTATCCCTCCAATGTAGCAGATGCCGATGCTATCCTTATTGTGGTTAGTGACGTGAGCAGGTATCTTATTCACGTCTCTTCCTAACTCTACGGTACCGTCTAAGCGGACAATGTAATTGTAGCCTATCTCATTAAATCCTCGTTGTTTATGCCAAAGAGCTATATCTTTGGCAGTGTGGTCTCTGCCCTCTGGTGTAGCGGAGCAGTGTACTACGAGGTAGCGGATGTTGCGTGTGCTTTTTTTCATTTGGTTCTATTTAAGATTTATGATTTCAATATATACTTTATTTTTACAAGCGTATAGATATATCCTACTTCCTGTTTTCCCATTACATATAGTATCTTCTGTAAGGTAGACAAGTTCTACTTCTCTTCTTATACTTCGTAAGGTAATCTCTCCTTCATCAAAAGTCTTAAAATACTGCAGACAAGCTAATGTATCTTTCAAATGGTCTACATCAATGTAGCAGGGAGATTCAATATACAACATTTTTCCGAAGTTACCCTCTTCAGAAGCAGAAATTCCATAAGTAGTTCCAGGTTCAATAGGACGATACTCAAATGCAATATATCCTAACCTTTTAGTATCGGAATACCAAGCTAATTCTTCCCATTCTCCTTCATTTGGAAATTCATTATTTTCATCGGACGCTCTCACTAAAAGACGGTGATTTACATATTTATTTAAAGACTTCTTACAAATTTCTAAAGATGTAATATTTCCACCTCCTCTAAAACTTAGTAAAATACCTTGACCTCCATAGAAATTATATGAACCCGATTGCCTTCCTCCTTTATTTTCATTAGAAATTTCAATTTCTCCAATATTACTTTTCCAAAAATTTTCTTCAGAAGGAATAGATGGCTTCTCCTCTATCTCACTCCATTTATGTTTATGATTCTTGTCAGCTTTATCATCAATCTGTTTTTTTAAGTCTTGTGCAGTACCTGTGAAGTTACCTTTGGGTAATAGCTTTGAAATGTCAGTGGGGTGCAGAGTGTCTAACTTCTGTTTGTAGTCATTAGTAAAATCATTAGAACTTAATTCTTTCCCCTCTACCTTATCCACTTTTTTGTCGAATAAGACTTTGTGAGCATTGCTGTCGTTTAGGTGATTATTCAATTGTTCAGCTGAAGCCGTACCTTCTACGAGTTTATCCAAGCCTTCTACACTTTCCATTGGTATCTTTTCGCTCTTGTGCCAAAAACTATCTAACCAAGCCCAAAACTGCTCTTGCGTTGGTTTTTTAAGATTAGAGAACCATTGCTTTAATGTTTCTATTGTTGTCATAAATATTTGTTTTCTAATTAAAATCCTACGTATTCAATAAATTGTACTACTCGGTAGGGTGGCATATTGTTGTGAGGCTGGTCGCCACCCGTACCTGCCGAGGTACGCGTCATATCATATCCCTTGTTATCATCGTCTGTTTTTTCTGATCCTATATTGCCTGGTATATATACACTCCCCCAGGCCTCTGAATAATATATATCATTGTAATTGTGAGTGTGCAAAGGCATTTCGGCTATGGTGAGTCTATGAGAGCGTTCTCCACCAGACTTTAACAAACTATTAAATTGGTAGTCTTGCGAGTCATCTTTTGTCTTTAGATAATCGGGATCGAAACCTACAGGCATTCTACCTCGTAAGTTCACGTATTCCCTCCAACCCGCAGGTATTTCGCTGGCAGGTCTGCCCCATAAAGCAATAAGTCCAATAGGCACGGCTTGTTTTTGTTTTTTGAGTTTTTCTACTTCATCTTTTAAATCTTTAAGGGCTTGTTTTTCGGCTTTATTTTCCCCTAATTCTTGTAGGTTAGTAACTCGTTGAAAGTCTGCCCAATTGAAAGTCTTCTCAGGTACTGACCTACCAAAAGCCACAGTTCTAATGGTTTCTAATGGGCGTAAAAAACCATCCTCAAAGGTTACCTCATTTGTTATTTCTTTGATAAATACGGTATCGCTCTTGGCGCCTCCTTCAAAGGGGAAAAGTTCCCCATTAATAAATACAGTACCCGACGAAAGAGTATTGCCCGACTGCTCACATCCAGAAACAATCACCTTATTACCTGCAAGGTGTCCAAAGTGGTTAAATAGGCTGTAGGCATTTTGCATAAAGGCAAGAAAATTCACATCGAAGGGATATCCTGCCTCGTGGGTTAGGTTTAATTTGTTCATATTATTCAATTCTTATGGTCCATCTTTTACCAGCAAGTTTATAAAAATTCACGAGAGCTTCGAGCTTGTAGAAGTCGTATTCTAAATCTCGTGGAAGGACTACTATAAAGTCCACTCCTCCATCAATATAACTGCCTCGTTGGTATAGGAATATTTTGCCTAAGTACAGTGGTTTGTTAGTACTGCGGGGGTAGATGTAGATGCGTGCATTCTGTTTGCCGTCCTCAATATGAATACGTCGCAGGAGGCTGTCAAACTCATCATCAAGAGCTTTACGAAGATAACATACTTGGCTGTTATGTGCCAAGTTGTATATGTCGGATTCGCGAGCTTGTTGAAATTGGTAAAGTAGTTTATTCAAGGGAGTTGCCAACGCACGTAACCACGCTACCATCTTCGGCTTACGCAGGAAGGTTGGCGTGAGTAATACGAGCAATTTGTCAATATTGAGGTTATACATTGCTTATGTAGGTTATATCGTTATAGTTGTCTATCGTAAAGTAGCCTGCGGTGGGTATCTTGCTTATCTCTATTGTTTCAAAAGCCCCATACTCGCCACTACTGGTGATGTTCTTACTTTGTGCCAATACCAAATGCGGGATTTTCACTCCTTCGGCTTGTTGAAGCGCGTCAATAAGGTGCGCTAAGACCAATTCACCATTGAAAGGCAACCTTTTTAAGTAGCTTTTTATAGTCTCTTCTACTGGTTTGGTTGCTTTAGTTATACTTTGCCCATTACTATCGAGCACCAAAGGGTCATAGACAATTTTCATTTGTAGGTGCAACACATCGGGCTGATAGTTCACCACTGATAGGCGTACACCTGCATCTTTTATCTCTTGCAAATACGCCTCAAAGCTCTTCCGTTGGACATCGGTAATAGGTTGCAAGGTGTCGCCTTGTTCACCTGCTATCTTAACTATAAGCCTACCCTCGTTCTTACTCTCCACCACTGCTGAGTATTTTATAATCTTACTCGCCTCTATCTGCTCATCTGTTAACCATTGGTTATTGTATTTGTCGCTCTCGAGAGAGAGGGAAAAACCATACTGAAAGGCAAGGGCTTTACTTCTATACCAGCGTGCAGTATGAGGTTTTAATTCGGTAAGACGTTTATTAATATCTGTCCTATGTAGGTCAAATAGCTTCTCCAAACTCCATATAGCTACTGAGATAATATATACCCACAATCTCCACATAGCTACTTTCGAGGTACTGTTAAGGCTTTCCAATGCGGGTTCTTGCGCCTTCTGGGCGTAAATGAGTTGCTGAATATCTTGAATACTTCTTGCCATAAGTTATTGTGGTAGAAAATAATCTTTTGTTACTATAAAATCTAAGTTAATAGCCCATATACTAATACCTTCTTGTCGTTCAAACACTTGTTCATCTTCTTTGGTAAAGGCTGTGGCGGGCTGTAAGTGCTTAGCGGTGTAGTAGGCTAATATATCTTTGTTAGTGAACGCTTCAGCGGGTAGTGCTAATATTTTGCCTGCCTGCACATCATCCGTAATATTTAAGGCATTAGCTTCGGCTAATTCAAAGACGCTTTCTATTGTGCCCGTGTGTTGCAGGGCGAGGTCAAGGAGGCTTTGATTATGTAGGACTGTTATCTCCATTATCTTGGTTATTTAATTGCCCGTGAGGCTCTTCTTCTAATTCAAAAGTCTTATAGAACTTCTTATTGATTATCTTGAGCAGTACTTTAGCGAAGCGAAAGCCTAAGCTTTCTAAGTTCTCTAAGAGGCTCACTACTAATTGCCATATAATGGCGATGAGCATTACCCAATAGAGCCAGTGAAAGGGGTCGAACTCAAAACCTCCAAGACTTGGAAACTCTACATTAGCCGAGAAGGTATGCAGTATATAGATAGGCACTAAATAGGTTGCTATTTTTAAGAGCATACGCCCAAATTTGCGACTCTCGTGCTTTTCGCCTCGCTTTCGTGAGGCTTGTACCCCCGTTATCCATTCAAAAATGAGTAATACCACATAAGCGGTAAGGAATAGGTGATTGAATCCAAAGAGAAAATGCACAGTGGCAAACAAAAAAGAGAGTATAACGTCCATCTTGATAAAAAGAGCTGAAAAGGTGTGACCAAAGGAAGAGTGTAGGAAGTCTTTGCTATCCCTAAATCCAAATCCTTGTAAAATGTAATTGAGTTTTGTCATCGTTGTTAGTTTATTTTTTAGCTTATGGTTCCCGTTCCTGTACTGGTCGTGGCACCCGTATAAGCCCCTGCTTGTAGGGTGATTCCTGCTTGCACTGTTACCTCACCACTTTTAACAAAGTCGTGAATAAGTGAGGCTAAGCGTTCGGCATACTCTTCTATACTGTTATCGGTTTTGGTAAGCATCTCCTGCTGAAGGGCGATAATGCCTTGTTTTAGGGCTTGTTTGTTTAGTGCCATAGTTGGTTTATTTTGTTGTTAATCTCTTCAAACTTCACTACATTATTCGGGGCAAAGTTGCCAGGTCCTGAAGGGGTTTGAATGATAGCGTTTTTAAGTTCTGTTAAAAGGTCGTTTAAAAGGGTTTTAAAGTCTATCGTTTCGTTGTGTATGGTGAAATTATCTGCTTTCAGTTCGTATGCTTCTACCTCTTGAGCATTGAGCAAAAAGGGCTGACCTTCATTATTTTCTACCATACCCACAAGGATAAGACTTCCTACTTTTGGTTTAATATACATTCCTCCTATGCCGAGTGCTATGTTTAAAAAAGGCAGTTTCGTATCTAAATCGGTAGCTTCGCAGGTTTTTCCCTGCCAATCTATAGAGGTTACTGTTGCCCATTGTAGCACTTGAGGGATAGCTTTCTTTATCTTTTCGGAAAGCAATATGTCAAACTCGTCTATCTCGTTCATAATGTACTACCACTAATTTCTATTTCCTGCCTATATTGGGCGTTGCTAATACTCTTCTTTACTCTATCTACATAGTACTCACCGTGTCTATCGGGGTAGAGGGTAGAGCTTAGGCGTATCTTCTCGCCGTGCTGTACGGAGGGGGTGCCATAAGTGGTAAAACTCCCCTCAAAACCCTCGCACTTGTGTAGCTCATATAGTCGCTTTACTTCCTTTTCAAGTTCAGCTTGGCTACTTACGTGCCAAGTCATTTTTAAGGTCGTTTTAGGGTTCTCATCGCCAAACTCGTATTTTAGGCGTCTGCCTTTGCCAAAGGATGAGGTGCCTATAATCTTTATGGTGCGCTCTTCTTTGCTTAGGTACTTAAGGTTATTCTCGGTGCAATTGCGTTCTAAGTCGAAATGCTTCATCTCACCACTTACTTTTACATCTGAATAAGGCTTGGCTATAGTGAGTTTGCCCGCACGGATAAAGCTGTATATTGACCAGTCTTTTTGGAGTTTGTCCAACACCGCACCCAGTGTGGTATTGCTAAAGCGTACTGCACCAAGGCTTATATCTTCTACTTCTAAGGGGTAGTCTTTCACTACTTCGGTGAGGAATGTTTTTAGACTTGCCTTTGCCGACACGTAATTGACGGGCAACTGGCGTAGCTTCCACATTGCATCGCTAAGGCTAATAGTGATAGGAAAGTCTGCTGATACTTGGGTAATGAAGCCCTCGAACTCCTGCAAGAGCTCACCGTTGTAGCCCATTTGTATCACTACTTTGTCACCTACGGCAAAGAGTTCTCGTACTTTCTGCTTATCAAAATCACCTACATTGCGGGGTAGTACCACGCTTGCCGTATCGGTGAGCATTTTCCACGAACTTTCAATCTCAATGGCTGAAACTTTTTGCACCTTAAAGGGTGTGCCCCGCTTAGGGTAAAAGATAATGGCTACTTCAATGGCTAAGGTCATAGGCGGTAAATAAGTTCAAAAGGTTCGTCACTAATGCAATTTAGCTCTATGGGGATTATGTTAGGAGCACCCTCCAAGCTGCGTATATCAATGCTTTCAATCACGAGGTTGTGAATGTTTTTCCACCCAAAAAGGTCGCCTTCTACCGAGATAGATTGTATCACCTCCGACCATTCTATAAGGCGTTTTTCGTACTCTCGTGCGGTTAGCTCATCGTTGTGGCACACCGTGCGAATACGTATCTGCCAATCGTCAAAGCCATAGATTTCCTTAACAGTACCATTGCCTCCTATTACATCAGTACGACTGATATTCTTTACTCTCGAAAAATCTACCATAGTAGCAGGAGGCAACCAAAAGTCAGCTAACTGCTTCTCTACTATCTTACTTTGATAGTCGTAGAACTTATAGCTACTTGCAGTAAACTTCACTGGAAAAACAATAGGCGTACCGAGTTTGGATAGTCGCATAGCTTCCTCCCTTTCTACGGTGCGGATACTGCCATACTCAGCTGTGCGTGCAGGCTCTTTGCCTATAGGTACGGTGAGGTACACGGGCAGGTTAGCACCAAAAGCCAACTTAAAGAGTTGCGATATGTTATAGCGGTTATCCATTATCTATATGTAGCTTTAATAGTTTCTTAATAGCATCATAGTCTTTGCCGTCTCTCTCTAACTGTATCTTAATACGTTTCTCTACAGCCGTGCGGTTATGCTTACCTTTAACAAGTTCTACCATATTCGCTCCCACTAAAGGGTCGGACTTCCAATTGCCTTGCTGACTTTGTAGAATAAATCCAACCTCTTGCAGGAGGCTGTTGTCAATGCTAAAATCGCCTGCTATAATCTCTAAGTCGTTATGTTCGTCTATTACTATATCCTTCATATCTATAAGGTTACTAAGGCATCGCGCATTCGGTCGTTGATTTTGCTAATCACTCCATTAGCTGCATTTTCTTTGCTACCAATGGTCTTATCAATAGGGAAGCTGTTGTTCATAGTGATGTTAATGGTGATAGTCTTGCTACTCCCGCCACTACCTGCTACGCTCATCGTTCCTTCCTTACCTCCTTCTTTGCCACCTTTAGTAGGGGTGATAGGGTTAGAACTTGCACCTCCTCCAATAGCCGAGCTTGCAGAAAGATTGCCTGCTTTAGGGGATTCGGTATTTTCTTTTTTCTCTTCCTCTTTGTTCCACTTGAGCGATTTCCCCGCTTTTATAAATTCCTCTTTGGCAGCAAGCGTCGTCTCTTGTACTTTTTTAGCACTATCAATAATAGCCTGCTTGCGCTTTTCAGTATCTTCATTGATTTGGGCGAGCATTTTGTTGTTCTCTGCCTCATCTCCTAAGCCTACGGCATTCTTGAACCTGTACCAACCTTCTTTTATCTTATTAAGCCCTATCATTAAGCCGTTGATAAGAGTTGTCCACCCCATTTCTATATAAGCAATAAAGCCTCGAAAAAGGAGTTTTGCACCCTCCCACGTATGTTTCCACGCTTCACCCCAACCGCTAACTTTGTTAGCAAGCCACACAATACCAGCCACCAAAGCACCAATAGCAACGATGATAATACCGATAGGGTTAGCCGTCATCGCTGCATTCCAAAGCCATTGTACCGCAGTAACTACTTTTGTCCACACTACTAATAACTTTTGCGCTACAACTGTTTGCCTAAGCCAAGTCCCTACTCCTTTGAGTACAGGAGCAAACCCTGAATAAGCAGAACCCATATCACCCAATACGCTCACTACGCCTCCTAAGCTGTCTCCTACTACACCAAGCACCTTGGTAAAGGAGAACGAACCTATTTTCAAATCGTCTAACCACGCTTTACACCTACCAAGCCACTCACTCCAACCACTCATCACGATAGAAGCTTGTTCTGTAGCTACATTGGTACCGCTAATTTGCTGGGTGAGTTCAGCCTGTGCATTGGCAGTATTGATAAGCCCTTGAGCAGCTTGTATATTTTCTGCTCCAAAGACAGCAGCCAAAACATCGGTATTTTGTCCTATCTTCTGCAACTCTTTGAGTCGCTCAGCAAAAGGCACAGTAGTGTCCGACACTTTTTGCATATTCACCCCATAAGCTGCCAGCATATTAGTAGCCTCTTTGGAGAGGGCAGAGGGCGCATTCATTTTAATAAGCACGTTCCTAAGTCCTACACCTGCTTCGGCTCCATATTTGCCCGATTGCGCTAGGGCTTGTAAGGCAGCGTTGGTCTCCTCAAAGCTCACGTTGGAGAGCTTGGCAGCTCCCCCCGCTTGTACTAAGGCTTGAGCTATTTGGGGCACTTCGGCGGCACCTTCTTTAGCTCCTGCTGCCATTACGTTCATCATTCGCTCCATTTCGCCTGCGGCAGCTATGGGGTCATCCAAATTTACTTTGAACTGCAACATTGAAGTAGTAAGCGCATCAGTAGCTCCTACTACATCGCCTCCCATAGTCTTTGCAAGCGTATTGGCATAGCTTCCCATTTTGGCAAGGGCTTCATCGCTTTCACCTATCTGCGGTCCTAAGCGTGAGAGTATGGTTTGAAAGGTAGCGAGATTATCGGAAGCTGAACCTCCAAACTCTTTAGCGAGGTTGCGTGCCTTATCGCCTAAGTTATCCAAGTCGTCGCCTGTAATACCTGTAATGGCAGCTACATCTAATAAAGCCTTTTCATAGTCTGCCCCTACTTGAGCCGATGCCGAAAAAAGCCCTGTAAGGCGTTGGAAGCCCTCAGTAGCGGCTTGCCAATCAATAGGGCGCAAGTTGCTCACCAAGGATTGCCAACTTTGTCGCATACCCTCGGTGGCACGTTGAACATTGGCTTGTGCCTCGTGAAGGGTTTCTGATACGTTGTCATTGGCTTCAAACGTCCAAGTAGTGGTGTGATTCACTTCGGTATAGGGTTAAGGGTTCGACTGTTTACTAATTTCGTTGAGCACCTCCACCAAGGCGCGTTTCACGGCTCGGTAGAGAGTTTGCTCTTGGCACTTCATTTTAAAATCAAGGGCTTTAAACTGCTCTTGCCACTGGGTGTCATTCATTGTTTCGGGCTGTTGCCCATTGGCACGGAGTAGCGCGTCAATACCCTCTATAAAGTCGTACGCTTCTAAGGATAGCAGCGACGACTCTACACTTTTTTTAAGGCAACTTTCGAACTTTTGAGCAGCTTACTCAGTTCGGTGATGAGTCCCATATAGATAGAAGCATCGTTCTCCATCCACTCCATATCGCCCGCAAGCACGCAATTCTTTACAATTGCATCGTTGGCTTTGTCGGGGTGCTCTTGGTACTCTTTGGAAGTTACCAAGGACAAGAGGTTTTTATTAGGCTTCTTTACTAAAAAGTAAGCAGGCTCTTCGCTGGCTTCGCCCTCTTTGGTAAAGGTAGTGCCCGATGGGTAGATGGCAATCTCTCTCACTACATTAGGATACTTAGCTTTATAGTCTTCAATATCGGCTTCAGTGTATTTTTTCATTTTTAAACAGCTTTTTAAAGGTTATTAAATATCCCAGTCAATATGGCTTACAATCAGCTCAAACTTGATAGCAATAGAGCCATCGCCTTGCTTGATTTCCATTTCAGTACCCAAGAACTCGGTATTGCGTATCACATCCTTAACAATGAGTCCGCTGGGGGCTTCATAGATAACGGGGATGTCGAAAGGCTCAATATCTTGCAGACGTGTTCCTTTGGGAAGCGAACGGCGAATGCCGTCCACCTCTTCTATAAGGAGAGTAATTGAAGCCTTAGCTTCGTAGTTCTCCTCAGTACGACCTACTGGGAAGCCTCCTGCCCCCATAATATTTGACTTCTTGGTACTATCCGAATAGCTAATATCGGTAATACCTACCACATCACGCCCTAAAAGATTGAATGTTACACTATTCCAACCTTTTAGTTTGCCGAAGTGGTTAATTACATTGGTATTCTTTGGCATAGTGTTATAAATTAGATGTTAAACCAATTTCGCCCTCAATAGCGTGCAGAATATCATCTGGCACCAAGCGTATTTTCACCTTCAAAGGTGTTTGCTCTGTTACGGTTTGCTTAGCGTCAATGCTTACTGCATAACCGCTAATCTCACCAGTTACTACCATTTGTCTTTCGATAGCTTTCCCTGCTAATTCTTGCAAAGAGGTAACAATACTATCCTTGAGGTAGCCAGTTTGTGGATTCTTAGGTAGTTTGCTTTTGATACGTGGTGAGAGGGTTTGACGCACCAAACGTGCCGCTTTGTTCCACACCCTATTGTTTTCAATATAGGTATAGTCAGACGACTTGCTTACACAGGTAGGAGAGTTTGAGAGGAAAAAGCCTGCCATATCGGCATATTGTCCTGCCAAAATGTACCCTTTATCATTGAGTAGTTTCAGCTGTTCATTGCTAAGTTCCTCCGCACTTTGCCCTGTAGATATACCCCCGCTGATATAGCGTTTTTTACTCTCATCAGTAAGAGGATAAGTATTGCCTCCTTTGGCATTTTCGGGCTTGTTTTCAATGTCTACAGAACCTAAATTTTCACTAACGTTGCGTACCGATAACATACCCAAAGCACTACCTACACTGGCGTGATACTTGTAAGCCTCATCTATAGTGGCAATACCTTTGTCTTGAGCAATTATTACCGATACCTGCGGGGCATTCTTTTCTTTTAGGTCAGCAAAGTTATTTACCTCTAAGCCCTCTTTCCCTTTGCCTTCTATAAGCACAAAATCAATGAGAATACCATCTGGTTTTACGGCTTCCACGATTTGTGTTTGCAGCTCTTCTACATCGCTGGCAATAGTGGAAAGGTCATTGGTAAATCCAAAGAGCCCTACCCCTTTTACCTGCTTGTTAGCACGGATAGCTTTTACTATATGCGCTGTACTATCCTGCATTTTACCTACTGCTACAGGTAGCAAGATGATTTGGCTTTCGGGAGCTAAACGGAAGATTTCCGATAGGTGATAGTGGGTAAGTACTTTTTGGTTTGCATCGAAGCTCTCAGTAATACCCAATGCCTCTGCATCCTTTAACTGAATAATAGACTTAGCCTCACCGTGAGTGAGTTGCGTTCCTGTTACAGCCATTGCAGCTACTACTAAAAACAAATTATCTTTGGTAGAAGCTATGCGACCTAAGCCTCCTTCTGCTTTCTTAAGTGTAAATCCTTTGAGTTGTCCCATTGTTATTTAATTTTTGTTTCTTCGTCTTCTTTAGTAGGCTCTTCACCTGCTGTTTCTTCTTGCGGGCTAAACTCTTCTACTTCAGTAGTTCCTGTTTTACCTCCTTTGGCTCTTTTTTTGGATTTTTTGTTATCAAAGCTATACACCTTGCTTTCAATGTTAGAAGCGTGGAGCTTAGCACGATTCTCTTCATAGAACACTTGTCCGTCTTCGGTGGCATAGACTTCGTCGAGGTCATTGTCTTGCATTACCTCTAAGGCAATAGCTAACAGCTGTGCGTATGTTTTTGGATTTTCCATTGTTTAAATTGGGTTTAAAAAGTTTTTAAAATAAGGGGTGAGCTTACGGGCACACCCCATTTATTAACTACCGCTAATGATAGCCGCTGTACCTTCGTCTTTGATTGCTACACATACGAAGTGCATTTCAAAGCCTATTTCATTGCTACGACCACTGGGGTTCTTTTCTTTTTCAATAGCGTAACGCACAGCACTGCCAGGAGCTTTTACGGTGTAATTTTTATGGAAAACAACAGAGGCTTCCTTGCCTTGAGCTACTGTACCGAAGGCTTCTTTTTCGCCGTTGTGGTAGGTAGGGGCATAAGTACTCTCGTAGATTTCAAAACCGTAGTAGTTGCTGGCTATTTTACCGCCATTGGCATCTTGGTAACGGGTTTTAAGACTCAAATCTTCAATGAGCAAGTCGGCGATGTGGTCTGAACACAATACCAATACACGCCCTATACGTGGCACCTTGAGTTTGTCCAATTTCTTTTTAAGGGCTATTAAGTCCTTTGCTGTCAATCGTTTGCGTCCTGTTCCGTCATCTTCACCTGTAGTGGTTATTATGGGTGTTTTGTCGGTGTTTTTCTGAGGAGCAATAGAAACTATAGCGTGCTCAGCTGTTTTGTCTTCTAAGGTTTCACGATGCTGTACTTGTACATCACTTACCTTCTCATAAGGTAATGCGTAAAGCTCATCAGTAGTTACCTCAGTATTCTCGGTCTCGTACTTATTGAGTGAGATAATCACCTTACCGTCTTCTCTTTTGTGAGAAGCAATGGGGTATACCGTGTTATTGATAAGCACTTTAGGGGCAATACCACGTACGGGGATTTTGATAACATCGTTACCTACCCATTCGGGTTTGGATTTTACGGCACCGAGCCAAGAGTGCTCGTGTCTGAATTGTGTGATGAGCTCTGTTACAGCTAGCTCATTTTTTAGGGGTAATGTTTCGCTTTTAATTGGCATTTTCTACTTGTTTTTTTGTTGTTGATACATAGTGTTGAGTTCTCTCACCTTTTGAGGGTCAGAGACCATTAACTCTTCTAAGGCTTGCGGGTCCTTGGTGAGGTAGTCGTTCATTGTCCAAGTGTTTTTGTCGGTTGCAACGGTATTGGAATGTTGAATAGACTGAGAAGCGGGTTTTGGGGCTTCTATATCCTCTAAGAGGGCGGCGGTTTTGTCGTAATCGGCAACAGCTAAGCCTACGTACAAGTCTTTTTTGTCAGCGGCTATTTTTTTGTCAAGGATAGCCTTATTGATTAACTTTTCGGCACGGGCGGTGCTTTCAGCTTTGCTTTGCGCCTCGTGTTGTTTGAGAGCAGCAATACGCTCTTTGATTTGCTCATCGGTGGCATTCGTTGCCATACCGAGGGCGGAGATAAGCTCGTTTTTGTCCATTGGAATTATGTTTTTTGAGTTTGTTACAGTGTTGGGTGTGGGCAGGTACTTACAGCCACAGGCTTGCATCATTGCAATGGTTTCTGTGGTGATTTCGGGTTCTCCGTCTGTAATTTCGGTGATGAGCCCTAATTCTTGCGCTTCGGTAGCGTTAAGCCAATAGTCTTGTTGCCATAGCTGGTCTATCTCTTCAGTAGTTTTACCAAAACGGCTGGCGTAAACTTCTCTATATTGAGTGGTGAGGTTTTCGAGGTGTTTTTCTTCGGCTTTAAGCTGGTCAATATTTCCCTCAAAGGAAGTCATCGGTTTGTGTATCATAAACTGTGAACTCTTGTAGGCTTTGGCAGGGAAATGTGCCATTATATACGTGCCTGCAGAAGCTACCAAGGCACCTGCGGTAATGGTTACACTACTCATTCGCTTGAGCTGATTAACAATTTCGGAGGCTTCATACACAGAGCCCCCAAGTGTATTGAGATATACGGTAGCTGTAGTAATTCCTTGTTTAAGGGCTTTATCAACCTCATAACGAAAGTCAGAGGCTGTCCACCCATAGTATATTACACCCGTAATGCTGAGCTCTAATACTCCTGCTTGGGCGTTTATCTTGGCTATGCTATGTCCTTTTGTTTGTTTATTCATTGTTTATTCAAAACTAATTGCCTGCAAAGGCTCTCTGCGGTGCAAAATTCCAAAGAAGGGGGCAGGCTTGCAAATTGGTATACCAAAATAGGCAGTAAATCTGACCTATAATAGGCAGTAAATCCGACCTATTTTGGAATGGCAATTTTCATACATTAGAGGCATTGTGGAACTTTGCATTATTAAAAATGAAGTATGGCAAAAGAAATAGAGAAAAAATCAGCACGTATCTTATTCATTGAGCAAGGTAAATCTTCTGAAGAGATTGCGGGGCAACTCAGTGTTAATAAGCGTACCGTAGACCGTTGGGCGACTGAGGGAGAATGGCGCAAAATACGCGATGCTAAAGCTAATTCGGGCAAAGAGCGTATAGAGCGTACCCAGTTGGTTGTGGACTCGCTTACTGACCGTCGTTTGCAGGTGATTGAACAGATAAAGGAAAAAGAAGCTGAACTAAAATATGCCGATAAGGACGAGGAAAGCAACCTACAGAAAGAACTATTAGAACTCCGTAAAGAATGTGCCTCGATTGACGATGCTATTGCTAAGTGGAATAAGCGTATTGAGAACCTTATCAAGGGTACTAAAATAACCCTTTCGATATATATAGAAGTAATGGAGAGTATCTTCGAAGCCTTGCGCCTCAAAGATGAGAAACTCTATATACTTACTTTAGATTTTCAAGAAGAACACCTGCACGAGGTTGCTGATAAAAAGTTTTAAGCAATGAAAGTAGAAGACAAAATCGCCAAAGAGCGGTACTTACAAAAGATAGCCTTTGCCAAAAGTGCAGGGGCACGCTTTGCTAACGAAACCGCTGAGGAGCGCAAGGCAAATATAGAGGCGTGCCGTAATAACCCGCGACTAATGGTGGAACGCTACTTTCCTCACTATGCCGATGCTCCTTGCGCTGACTTCCAAATAGAATGGGCTAAAATGGTACAAAAGAACCCTACTTTTAAAGGTTTTTGCCAATGGGGGCGTGCGCTTGCTAAATCAGTGTGGAATGATATATTTCTGCCCTTTTGGCTGTGGTTACAAGACGAACCTATGTACTTGGTGATTATTGGTAATAGCTATGAACGTGCCGAGCAGCTGTTGGAGGATATTAAGGCAGAGTTTGAAGCCAACCCGCGTATCCTTGCCGACTTTGGTGAGCAAAAACAGCTGGGCACTTGGGAAGACGGCTTCTTTATCACCAAAGGGGGCTTTATAGGACAAGCCCTTGGTATGGGACAAAATACGCGTGGACTTCGTGTTAAGAACAAACGCCCTACCTTTATCGTAGCTGACGACTTGGAGGATAAGGAAATTAACAAGAACCCACGCCGACAAGAGGAGGTAGTAAAGTGGATAGATACCGCTCTTATTCCTACTATGGACGGCAAGTATCGCCGTTTTGTGCAAGCAAATAACCGCTTTGCCCCCGTGATGATACAAACAATGCTACAGGACAAGCACCCTAAGTGGAAGGTACACCAAGTAAACGCTTATGACCCTGTAACCTACGCCCCTACGTGGGTGGGTAAATATGATGATACCTACTTCTATGAGTTGGTGTATGGTGCAGACGGCATAGGTGAATTAGCTGCTAATGCCGAGTATAACAATAGTCCCTACATTGAGGGGGTGATTTTTAAAGAGGAGCAATTCCAATGGGTAAAACTCCCGCAACTTCGCACTATGGAGTATATCATCGGGCATTGGGATATTGCCTACGCAGGCAATGCCACCAGTGACTACAATGCGGTAGTGGTACAGGGTATTAGAGAGCGTAAGTTCTACGTGATTGACACCTTTTGTAGGCAGACAAAAATGCGGACTGCTGTAGAATGGATGTGTCAGTTTCAAAAGCACCTACCTGCAGGGGTAGTGGTACATTGGCAGTACGAAGCCCAGTTTTGGAACGATGAGGTACAGCGAACCATTCGAGAGGTGGAAAAGGAAACAGGCATTACCCTCAACCTTACCAAGCGTACCTTGGATAAGACTCGTAAGATAGACCGTATTATGAGTATGCAGCCTTACTATCAGAATGGGCGTGTCTTCTACAATGAAGCCCTTAAAGGCTCAGTAGATATGCAAACGGGGACAGGACAACTCAAGAGTATAGAACCCCAGTATAAAACCCACGACGACTGGCCTGATGCCCACCAAATATGTACTACCGACCTGGAAGCCTATATGCCTAACAATAGCTTTAAAGTGCTAATGGGCAAAATGAAAACCTTTAATCGCTGGTGAAATTATGTATTATATCCGAAAAGAAAACCTTATATCCAAAGCCTTTGAGAGGGCAATTGATGAGAGTAGCAAAGACTTTGAGCAAGCCCTCACTGATAGCGAAGCCGAACATATCGCTATTTTTAAAACGCTTTTAAAACGCTTTTACGATGTGGAGAAAATATTTAACCCTAATGCTCCTATCTATAACGATTTATTAGGGCGTATGCTTACCTTCTTGGTGTTGCACGATGTCTTCTCGCGCAACGCCTATCGCAAGTACAACCCCAATAGCAATACCGAGAAACAAAAGGAGTGGGCGGAGGCTATGTTGGACAAGCTCTCCAAAGGCATTTACATTTTAGAAGATTTGCCTAAACCTCCTGCCAATGAGCAAAAGGGAAGCTCGGCACGTTTCCTCTATGGTAACCTTACTAACAATGACTTTTATATCTAATAACCAATGAATATCTTACAAAAAGCCTATAACCGTGTACAAGCCTACTTTGTAGCCAGTGCCCCCTTTGCTATGCTCAAAATGGCATTAGCAGGACGCACCAACGCTGCCGCTTCGCAATACATAAGTTACCAAGCCAAAATGTTGCGGGTGGAAACCCTCCAAGATTGGAAAATGGGGGTAATGCTCGCCACTAACCCCGACAACCCCGAAAAGCTAAAGCTAAGCCAACTATACGACAACTTAGAGCAGGACAACCATCTTGGCTCAGTGATTGAAAGCCGTATCGCCAAAACACAGCAGTCACCTTTTCGCTTGGTGAACGCTAAGAAAGAACGCAACGAGGAGGCTAAGGAACTTTTGGAAACGATGTGGTTTCAAGACTTTATCAAACTCGTACTGATGAGTAAGTTTCAAGGTACTACCCTTATTGAGCTGTTCAATACCGATGAGAAAGGCGAACTTACCGAAGTAACCGAAATAGGGCAAGCCTACTTCAACCCACTCAAGGGTATAGTTCTCAAGGAAGCGGGCGACACTACGGGCACACCCTACAAAGAAGGCAACCTTGCCAACTTCTATATCCAAGTAGGTAAAGACTATAACGATTTAGGGCAATATGCTTTGGTAGCTCCTATTATCTTAGCCAAAAAACTTGGCTTAGGGTCGTGGCTCGATTTTATTGAGAAGTACGGCGTACCTCCACTCTTTATCACTACCGAACGTGAGGATGATACACGCCTTAACGAACTCTTTGAAATGGCTACCAATTTCAAACGCAACGCCTTTATGGTAGGACGTGGCAATGAAAAGTTTGAGGTGCCTAACATCTCACAAAACAACAATGCCGAAGTCTTTGACACTCTCATCAAACGTGCCGATAACGAAATATCTAAACGCTTTTTAGGGGGCACAGGTCTCACCGACGAGAAAGGCTTTGTAGGCTCTGTAGAAGTGCAGTTTGAGCTGGCTTCCTACCGTTTTCAAAGCGATAAACTCTTGGTGAAAAACATCATAAACAAGAAGCTCATACCGCTATTAGTGAAGCTCTCACCTATCTATGCTCCTCTGAAAGACTTGCGCTTTGAGTGGGACGACGAAGAGCCCCTAACAGCCGAAAAACTCTGCGAAATGATGAAAACATTAGGAGTATATTACGATTTTGACCCCGAACAAGTAGAGAGCATTACAGGGCTCAAGATAGTAAGTGTAAAAAGTCAAGTCTCTAACTTTCCACAAGTGGAAGCCTCAAAAAAAAAAAGCCTATACAGTAGCCCACTAAATGAGCGTTGGCAACTGAGCCGAGCCTTGTTGCGTGCTGAGCAGCTCTATACGCATAGCCACTGCGAGTGTGCGCACAATACCCACGCCTTGGACCTTACAGGTTGGCTAAAGGTAATGGAGCAAATAGCTAAAGATAGGTATAATGGCACACTCAAAAAAGGAGAACTATCCGACGGCTATATTTTAAAAACCTACAAAGAACTCAATGGCGCTATGTGGGAGGGTTTTGGCAAAGATAACTTCAAGGTGAATAAGCAAACGGGAGCTATCTCCCCCGAAGTACTACAAATGCAGCGCAATCTCTATAAGTTTAGCGGGGCAAAAAACTATGTACTCCTACAGCAAATAAATGAAATCTTACGTTCGGATAAAGGCAAAAATTGGCAAACATTCCTACAAGAGGTGCAGCAGCTAAACCCTAAGTACAATAAAAACTACCTTCAAGCCGAGTGGCAAACAGCCAAACAAGCGGGCTACCACGCTGCTAATTGGCAGGAGTATGTAAAGCGTAAAGACTTATACCCTAACCTAAAATATTGTACCCAAAAAGACGAAAGAGTACGCGAAGCACACCGCCCCTTAGAAGGCTTTATTGCTCCTATTGAAAGCGATTTTTGGAAAAACTTCTACCCACCCAATGGCTGGCGTTGCCGTTGCTATGTGCTACAGACAGCAGAACCCGCAAGTACGGGTGATATGCCTCAGCTTAGTGATAAGGACTTTCCTAAAGAGTTTCGTGGTAATGTAGGCATTAGTGGGCAAGTGTTCAAAGAGGATAGTACTAACCAGGGCAAACCTCACCCTTACTTTGCCCTCGCCTTAGATGCCGACAGCGACACCAAAAAAGCCTTTGAACTAAGTAAATTAAAAGCACCCTATACAGAAGTTTATGAGGCTAAAAATGGGGCTGTGGTAAAGGTAAGCCCCTTTGCAGACGAAAGCGACCTTGCTAAAAACCTTAAAAGTGCTATTGTCATTGCCGACAACTTAGGTGTAAGTATGAATATACGCCCACACATAATTATTGAAGGGTATAAGAACCCCGAATATGAGATAAAGGGAAATACAGGTGATAGAAAAGAATCTATATCCTATACAGGAATCAAAAAGAATTTAGAGTACGCAAAAGCACAAGGGGTAGGAACTATTGTATATGATATCACAGAGTTTAAAGGTTGGTTAGCAAGTGATATTACAAAACATCTGAAAGGTAAGATAATGAACTATAAAGGAGCTGATTTTTTGAAAGAAATGTATTTTATCAATGGAAATAAGGCTATTTCTTTCACAAAAGAAGAGTTATTAAAAGACTATTTAAAAGTAATTGAAAAGCTAAAGTCATTAAAATAAGCAAAGCCTTAATGTCTAATAAATTAAACATCAAGGCTTTACTCTGGTAGCGGCAGGAGCGCCCTCCCCCCGCGAGTTGTAAAGGATAGCCTATTACACTGCAAAAGTACAAAACATTTTTTAAATAGCAAATAAAAATGATTTAAATTTTATTTATGGCAAACTTTCAGACTCCTAACTTCGAGACTATGGCACGGGAGATATTTAAAAATATCTCGCCCAAAGTAGCCCAAAAGGCGCGGACTTTCTTTATGCAATCATTTATAAAGCAGGGCTTTACCGATGCCTCGTTTATTCCTTGGGTGAAGCGTGTAGATGCTTTGCCTCATAAAACACTACAGCAGTCACTTACGCTCAAAAACAGCCTGCGTATAGCAGAGCAGTCACCTGAAAGGGTAGTGATTTCAGCAGGTGAAAAACTCAATTATGCAGCTATACACAACGAGGGAGGGACGATCACCGTAAAGGTAACCGATAAAATGCGAAAATACTTTTGGGCGATGTACTATAAAACCCAAAATAATAGTTATAAGGCTATGGCTCTTACTAAAAAAACAAGCCTTACCATACATATACCTAAGCGACAGTTTATTGGAGAAAGCTATACATTAGACAAACAATTGGAAAAACTCATCATAGAGGAAATACATAGAGCAGACGAAAATTTAACTTTTGAATAATGGAACACTGGCAAGATTTATATATAGAACTCGCTGAACGTATCAGTGAGAAAATGCCCGAAATACGTTGGATAGACCTTTGGCATAACCAAGTAGGCTTCTTAGCCGATGAGCACTCTTTTAGTACGCCTGCTGTATTTATCGGGTTTCGCTCGGCGCAAACCAATGATATAGGTGAACTCGTACAAATAGTAGATTTGCAAGTAGATCTTTATTTATATTACGAGACTTTCTTAGACACTTTCCAAGGGGCTTATAACCAAGAGGGAGCATTGGCATTTACCAAGAGCTTAGATGCGCTTTTTGGTAACTTTCACGGCACATCGGGTAAAAATTACAGCAGTATGCGCCGTGTGGCTTTTGCGCCTGTAGATACAGGTACAGCAGGCAACTTATACCAGGTTACTTTTGAATGCAAATTGCACGATAGTAGTGCAAAGAAGTACTACGAGCCTACACAGGTACACTTGCAGTTGGAAGATGAAAACAATAGGTATTTTGTAGAATTAGATTAAACCCTATTGAAGATGATATTTTCGATGGTACGTTCTGAACGTAGAAACTTTTCAGACAAGGTAGTTACAATATAGCCGTGTTTATACTTTTGCTGCTGTGATAGCTTTTCATATTCCTCACGGATAAGAGCGTATAGGCGGGCGGTAAAATGTCGTTGTCTTTTCATAGTAGCAAGCGATTAGAGGAGTTTTATAGTGCAAAAGTACAACATAATTAATAAATATACAAATTAGCAAACGAGCCAATTAGCAAATGTAATAGTACTAATTGGCTCGTTTTTCATTGTTTGTTGTCCGTGTGGCTCACACCTCCCATCGCTTTTGGTTTAGATAGGTCTCGGCGTAGGGCATTGCTGTACCGTCGAGCTTCTTTTTGTTTTTCTCTTTTTCTATGCCGAGAAAGGCTTTGATAACCTCCTCTGGTTTGAGTTTGTCAAATTTGCGTTGCGCTACCGACTTAGTACCGATGCGCCCGTAGGTTGCCCAAAAGTCCTCAAAGGTGACGGAGGCGGGGACTTTCCTTATATCTATGATTTTCTTTAGCTCGGTATCTTTGGCGAGTTTTTCCATACGTTCCACCGTAAAGGGAAAAATATCAATACGCAATAGCCACAACCAACCTTTTTGAGTGAGAGGTGCACCTACACTTTCAAAGGCTTTTAAATCGCCGTTTAAATCGTATTTAAAACAGTGCTCAACACTTGTGCGCTTACTTTTCATATAAAATAGTGTTTCCATAGCTATGCTAATTGTTCGTTAATATCATAGGTGATTTGCAGAAGGGTTTGGCGTTCGTATTGTCCGTAGTGTTCCATTGTAAGGATGTATCCTAAGAACTTTTCTAACATATCGGCTTCGTAGAGTTTGAGCCAAAACCTGCGTTGTTTTTGTGTGGTGAAGCCCATATAAAAGCGTGTAGCTTTCAAGGTTACTTCTCGCATTATACTGTAAAGTACACGTTGCTCACGGTTGTTGAATAGAGGTTGCCCTATGAAGGTGGCGCGGGCAAGGACTTCGGCTTGGTCTCGTGATAAGGTAAGGGTGATTTTCATTTGTTTTTATAGTTTAATTAAGTAAGCGGGCATAAGGATAAAGGTGCTAAACTCAAACCCTCGTAGGTAAAGTTTGCTATCTTCTAAGTATATCGCAAAGGATATATTAAGCGGTTTGCATCGTGTGTTTCTTTCATTTTAAATGATGCTTAAAAGGTTATAAATTAAGTGATAATTGCAAGCCTTGTGGCTCTTTAAGGTTATTCCTCCTCATCTTCAGCTTTATCTGAAAATTCTAAGCTGTCAATTTCGTAGGTGTAATGAGATGGTACTCCGTTATAGCCTACATCGGAAACGAGTTCTATAGCTTGTTTGTAGGGGTGATTGGTTAGAGGGTCGTCGTCTTCACTATATACCATTCCTTCTTTGTACATAGCTTGTAGTTGCTGTGCTACTTTTTCAGTAACTTCACCACTAAATCTAACTTGGTATGTTACTGTTATACCTAATTCGTCAATTGTTATTTTTTTGTTATTCATTGCATTTTGTGTTTAAATTGTTATACATTCCACTCTTCTTTGGTGAGTTGCGCGCCACAGTCTTTGCAAAATAAGGCGGTTACTTCTACGGTACAGTAGTGGGCAAGGGTTCGGCGTTCGGTATGCTTGTGAGGGCAATTGGCTAATTTGCTAATTTTCTCATTGGCTAATTTTCTAACTTCTTTCATAGCGTTGTTGTATCATCTTTTCGAGTACAAATATGATTTTACTCACTTCTTTACTGGTCATATCGGCAAGAGCCTTCTTTACGGGGGAACGACTGCTGATAAGAAAACTGCCAAGACGATTGAGGTCTACGTACTTGGAGTTATCCTCTTGTACCCAACCTAACTCGTGGCATCGGGCTAATAGGGTGCGATGCTGTGGGTTTTGTGCGTCAAACCTCGCATAGTAACTTGCGGGTGCAACCTGCCCATCTTTGAGGTAGCATATGAGTCCAAAGGCTTGTTGGGGAGTGAGGTTTTTAATACTGGTTACCCCTTCGCCTACAAATGCCGAGACGAACGCTAAACGCTCTTCTCTGTCTCTATACTGCTTGCCGAGTAGGGTTTGCAGTATTTTGATTTGTTCTTTAGTTATCATAGCTTAATTTTTAAAGAGTTCTCTGTATTTAGTTTTTGTTATTTCGGAGCAATCGGCAGGGATAGTGATGTCGTCCCAATCATCATCAAGGGTAAAACCGAAGTATTTATCGTTAGAGCTATCAAAGCCGATGCTTTTGCTAAAGCCTTCTTCCCAACCAATGCAGGCGTTGAGTTCGGCTTTGCTAAGAGTAACGGCTTGGTCGAAATCGGCTTGTATGGCTTTACCTCGCTTGATGTTTAATCGGGGCATATACTCGCCTTTTTTTACTTCTTTCCATACTTTGGTATCTACGGTTGTGCCTTCGGGGAATATCACTGAGGAGAACCCTCCTGCTACTTTCCAATAGGCTCTGCGCCACGAGGTGAAGCCGTATTTTTCGGATAAGGCTTTTTGGTTTTCAAAGCAGGCATCTAATTTGTCGGCTATCTTCTGAAACTTTTTGCCTGTTTCACTGGTTTTTTCTGTTATAAAGTACATTCTCTATTGTTTTTGTTTTTTTCTGATTTTATAAACTCATTGGTGTAAGTATGAGTTACAGTAAAGCCACTTTCTTTGGCTATCTCTGCGAGGGTTTTGCCTTTGTATTTTTCTATTAATTCTTTCTGCAAACTCTCTCTAATTTTGTCTACTATTAAAGCATCGGGGTTCATTTTAAACAGTGTTTAAAGTTATTTAAATAGTCGTCAGACCAGTCCGACTCGTCTGACGACTGATGTTGTTACGCTTTTTCTTCGTACTTCTCGTGTACGGGAAAGAGTTTTTTAATATCGGTACCAGGGGGGAAGTCTACCGAAGAGAGCGATAAAGGTATGTTACACTTTTTGCCTTGCTCGTCAATCGTGTTGGCTTCGATGTAAAAGGCGGAACGCTGTGGGCGGTAGGCTTGGGCAATGATGGTTACGGCATCGGTGAAGGCGGGGTTATCAAATTCTTTGGCTACACGGGTGAGTTCGAGTACGCGGGAGGCTTTTAGGTTGCCTTTGGCGTCTTTCTTGAGCAGGCGGTTGATAACGGTTACGAGTTTGGCGCTCTCATCATCTTTAGCCAGTGATGAGATAAAGTGATTTACTTTTTCAATGCCGGCATTAGCAGTGTCGTCCCAATGGTCAATGACGCGGAAGCCATAGGTGATGGTGTTACCGTGCTCATCAGTGAAGGTGTGGCTCTGTTGGTCTCCTTTAACATCATAAACTTCATTTTTGGTGTCCAAGAGAATTTTTAGAGCTTCAAAAGTATGCAATTTCACCTCTGCCATCTGTTCTGAATAGGTTTGTAGCTTGCCGATGATTTGTGGAATTGCCTCATTGACGAGGGCTTTGTATGCCTCGCGGTTTTCATTTTGTTGTTTTTCACGTCGTTGTAGTTCTGCTTTGAGTTCGTCGGCTGTGAGGTGTGTTAAATCTACTGTCATAATTGATAATTGTTATTTGTTAATATCCTGTTACTTTTACTTTATATAGCGGGTGCTTGCTTAGTGGTTGCCATTCGGCGTTGTCATCTTCCCATAATAGTTCGCGGGTAAAGGCGTCATAGCGAAAGGCAGGAGGTTGCCACTGATTGTAAGCACACCAGTCCTGTAACTTCTGCACTAATGCGGGCACTTTGTTGGTTTTACCTGCGCGGTATTGGCAGGTTTGTAGCCGTTGCTCGAAGGTTAGCACCTGTAAAAAGGTGTCAAGAGCAAGGGCTTCTGTGTATGCTAAAAATCTATTTTTCATTATTCTATTATTAGTTTACCATATTTTTTGAGGTCTGCCCACCAAGTTATATCATCACCGCTAATACCTTGCGGGAGGTATCGCACGGGACGCTTTTGCTTTTTGGCGGTTTTGAGTAGTTCTTTGGCTTGCTCTCTGAGCTTGCGTTGTATATACTCGTAGTCGCTTATTTCGTTAGGCTCTATTCTCATTGTTTTTTGTTTTTTTGGTGGGAGCTGTGAGAGCGGTGGGGAGTGTCTTCGGTGCGAGCTACACGGGCGGTTATTTTTTTGAGTAATATACTGGGATAGTACTCTAAGATGTTGGCGGCGTAGAAGCTAATAAGGTCGAGCATCTCTTCTGGGGTGTAGATGCTGATATCTTTTCCATAGTGTCGCTGTATTGTTTGCTCAACGAGGTCGTACCATTGGTCATCGTACCAGTTCATTAGTGTGTCGTGGCTGATGAGAGGTTTTAAATGCAATGCTTTGCCTTGTTGTATAAGGTGGACACACCAATCTATATAGAACTCATAGCGTAGGTTCTCGTACTGCAAATAGGTGATCCCTAATTGGTGGGCAAGGGCGTGGCGATAGGTGATTTGCTGGGCTATTGTATTCATAGGTGTTTTTTGTTAATTATCTACATCACCCCAATATTCGGCGGCTTTTTTGGGGTATATTACAAAGGGTCGTCCGCCTCCGTTAAGTCTTCCTTCGGCAAAGGCTTTGTAGCCTTCTACGCGTATTTTCATATCTACATCGTAACGGGCAAAGTCGGCGAGCTCGCCTTTGGGTTCTTTGCCATTGGCTTGGCTAATGAGTATAAGTGCTTTGTTGCGTTCTTTCATTAGTCGTTTGAGTTTTTTATAATCTTCTTTATCTACACGCAGGTACTGTACGGAGTCTATGATTAGGAAATCAGGGGACTTGTGTTTGCTCATTCGCTCGATGAGTTCGGGTAGGGGTTCGTTGTCTAAAAGTAGGAACTTGCCCTCTACACCATCCATATAGTTGCGCTGCATATTCATCTGCACAGTGTGCGATACGCCTTCCTCTAATGAGTTGTAAGCTACTTTGCCGAATTGGGTAAGATAGCGTGCCCATTGCATTGCTAAGGACGATTTTCCGCTGGAGGAGCCTCCCCATACGATGGCAGAGAAAGCGCGGTCGGGACAGCCTACAAAGTCTTTCCATTGTCCGTCAAAGGACAGGAGCTTAAACTTTTTGTTGAGTATCTGCTTGGGGGTGTATGCTTGTGCCATTTTTAGGTGTCAGTTGTTAGATGTTAGTCGTTAGTGGTTTCGAGGTGGGCGAGTTTGAGGGCGTGTACTTTACGTTTCACACGGCGAAGGTCGCCCTCACAATCTGCCCATACAGCTTTGATGTCGGTTTTTGTGGTGATGCCATTGGCGGTGCATATTTGTATGCAGTCGGCTTGGGTAATGGCGGTTACCTCTATGAAGTTGCGCCCTATACGGCTGTATATTTCTTTATAGCCTTTTTTGTTGAGCTTGAGTCCTCGTTTGATACGTTTTTCGAGGAAGTCGGTAGCGCACATTACAATACCGCAATGCTCTTCTAAGAGGTTGTAAAGGGTGATAAAGAAGTATAATACTTGGTCGTTTACTTTGTCGAACTCGTCTAATAGAATTACTGGGTTTTCAGTAGATTTTAGCACGCGCACGGCTTCGTTTACCATTTCGTTTACAGTGAGCCCGCTGCTGTCGCGCCCCATTGCTGCAAGGAGTTCGCCCATAAAGGCTTTTTTATTCCAAAACTCGTTGCACTGTACCATATAGGCGTTAGGGTTTTCTTTTTCGTAAAGCTGCATTGTTTTGGTTTTGCCACTACCTGCAGGAGCAATGATAGCATATACTTGGCTGTGCTCTTGGGCATCGCTAATAAGGGCTGTGAGGGTTTGGTAAGCAGCTGTTTCTACACACACCCAGTCTTCTTTGGCGAATATTTGGGCTTTGATGAGTCGCCACATTTTGTCGGCTATACTGTCCCAATTGCCTTTAAGTACTTGGGTAATAGTGGCAGCTGATACGCCTTTGAGGGCATTGGCGGCTTTGTTTTGGTTGCCTTTGCGGTTGCAAAAATCGTTGAGGGCTTGGGCGATTTGTTGTTTTTCTTGTGTGTTCATTTTATCAATGTTTATTTATTAATGATTATAGTATATTGCTGATGGTTATGGGGCTGCTTTCGAGGGCTTCCCATTGCTCATCGTCCCAAATGGTATTAGAAAGGGCTTTTTGGTAGCTGCCAAAGGTATCGGCAGTGGTAAGTTTTTTGTTTTTTCTACGGCTTTCTACTCCTTTGACGGCGGGGAGGCTTAAGCCTTGTTGGTGAGCGCTCATACCGAATTTTTCTAACAACTCTTCGGTAGTGTCGCGACGGCTGATGCGTTTCTCATCGGTGAGGCTTTGTACTTGTTTGAAATAGGCAGCTTCAAAGTCGTCTTGCTCTTGTATATTGCGGTGTACTTCTTTCTTAATTTCGGCACCTGTTACCATTTTAAGCCCTAATGGGGTATCTTCATAAAGATATATAAGGTCTACATTGTCGGGGTCAAACTTCACTACGAATTTTTTGCCTATATTCTTTTCTAACCAATCTACATCGGGCAAGCCGTCTGAACGGTAGACCATATAGCTGTATTTTTGTTTCTTTTCGGTAAAGCTAATACCCGAAGCATCGCAAGTGATAGGCTCTTTGCGGGTAACCCAAAATAGGGAAATCATATCCCACATTTCTACTTTTTTAGTATCGGGGTTATAGCTTTCGTAGTACATTTGTATGCGTGGTTTGCCTGTTTTGGGGTGGGGGGCTTCGTTCCACTCACGCCTGCGTTGCAAGTAACGTTCTTTTACCTCATTGAGTGTGGGGAGGCTTTTTTGGTTGGCAAGTATGTACTCCATATTGGCTTTACTCTCGTCTTTTTTGGTAGTGATATTCATACCCGAAAAGAACCAATCACGCTTTAGGTACTGACTTTGCAACCTGCCGAATACACTCTCAATAGTTTTTGACTTACCATTGTAAGGCTTAGTGGCAGTTTGTACCTGTGCTATCTTAGTAAGGAAGTCGCCAGAGGTGAGTTTCTTATGTCCGCCTTGGTTATCGTGCGCTATTTGGTAAGGGCGATAGCCTGCCGTTTGCACTGCCATTTTGTAGGCGTTGTATTGGGCTATATAGTCTTCCTTAGGACCTATGTAATACCCTAAAAGTACTTCGCTGTAGGCGTCTATTACTTCATATACTTGGCAGGTAGCCATTTTGCCGTTTTCGTCTAAATAATAGTAGTTGAGTTTTGTACCATCGCTGTACCAAAGGCTGTCGCGCATTGTAGGCAGTTTGGTTTTGTGTTGGAAGCCGTACTTTTCTTTGTAGGCGAGCTCTCCGTAGCGATGTCCCCACCATAGGGGCTGTATTTCCTCATCATATAGGTAGTTGTAAAACGTTTTTTCGTCCTTAATGAGTTTCCACCCTTCGGCGGTAGCTTTATCGTTAAACTCGGCGTGTAATTGAGTGAGACTCGCACATTTATTTACTTGGTTGCACCAGCGAGCGAGTGTCCATTCGGCAGCTACTCCTGTGAGTTTAGCGGCAGTTTTATTGAGGTATCCGCTGTGTATAAGCCCCTCGTAGCCTGCTACAGGGTAGCGTTTAGAGGTTTTTACGCCTTTGAAAGCAAGGGCTTTGGCTTTGAGGTCGCGGGGGTTGGTAGGCAGTTTGTGTTTATAGGTATGACGAGGTAGCTGTGCAACTACGTTTGCCATATTGTCCCACACTTGCTTATTGCCAAACTTTTTGCGTACGACTACGTTGGTAGCAATGAAGTAGCAGGCAGAGAGTATCATAGCGTTATGCGTGTACTCTTTTTGTCTATCTTCGGGGATAGCGGTTTGTTCGCCCTCATCACCTTCAACGGTATAGGTAGCAAAGAAGTTCTCGGCATAGTAGTCGGGGGTGATGTAGTCTTCAAAGAGGATGTGCTTGGTGCGCTCGTAGGGGTCGCATTGTGAGGTTATCTTATCTTTGAAGCGTTCGGGCAGTGAATTGAATACTACCCAAGCGGTACGCCCGTTACCTCCCGTATTGAGCTTTTTGAGGTTTTTACGTTTGGCGAGTTGCTTATAATTGCTTTCGCTCATTATTTGCCCCTCTCCGTATAACCACGAAGCTGATACACATAGTATGTTATTGATATATTCAAACATAGGTTTATATTTTTTGGCATTGGCGTTTGCCTTGCTCCCCAAGGTGATTTTGCTTCACCAGCGGTTCGCTGACAGTCATACTGACTTGAGGAAAAACAACAATAAAATCAAAATATAAAAAACGTGATGTGGTGTTATTAGTGGTACTTCACTGGTTTGTGGTAATTTATTTTTTCTCTTTTTACGACAATACCTAAGAAAGTTGAGCGTATCTCTCTGCCGATAATGAGGAAGTCCTCATTAATTAGGTAAATGGTTTTTACTTTCATTTTAAATAGGGTTTAAAAGGTTTTTAAATGTTTGAAAGTTGGCGAGCTGCTTCCCGCTTCAAAAGTTCTTTAACGATAGGGCGAACCTCTTTAAGTTCCTCTGCGATAACTTCTCGTATCAATGGTGTGAGAAGTTTTTTTAGTAGCTTTTTCATAGTGTTTAAACGTTTTCTAAATGCTCTATAAAATAAATGTAAATTCCTCCATCTCCGAAGTCTACATCTACACGAGTTTCCTCTCCTACGTTGTAGATTTTAAGGACTATACCGACTCCTTCTTTCATTACCCAGCCAAATTCATCTGGAATTTCTCTTACTTTGTTTCCTACTTTCATAGTATTATGCTTCATAAAGTTTTAATTCTAATTGTACTACTTGTGGCAGTCCTTGGACCTTGGTAAGCTGCTGATAACCGTTGCGCAGTTGCAAAAGGGCTTCGGCAAACTCTCTGTTGATGTACCACTTGCCTTCGGCGGTGCGATAGAAGTGCTGAGGGTGCTTTTTGATACGGCGATGATACTGTCCACTGGTAACTGAGTACTGGTGTAATAGCAACCACTCTATATAGGGCAAGGCTTCCTTGCCGTAAACATTGAGTGAGGGGGGCATTTTGATATGGGTAAGGGCTTCCAACTCTTCCCAACGGCGATTGACCTTGATACGAAGTTCTACACTATACCCAGTGAGGAGGTCGAACGTTTGCATTCGTGTTAGCTCGAAATAAGGGTCTTTTCTTTGTCTTCCACCTCCTAAATCACTGATTCTGTGTTTCAGCCCAATTTTGGGCAGATACAATTTTTCATAACCTTCATTGAGTTCACGAATATCACGCATAACGTGTTTGTGCTGTTTGCCTGTTAGGTTGGCAATCTCAATGCTGGACATTGTTTGCTGAATGGTGTTAATTAAGTTACTCATAAAACGTTATTTTTCAATGCTTATTTTTAAAATTGGTTCCCATATTAGTAGGTCTACCATTTTTCCCCTATCATCATATTGAGGAATGTTGTAAGAGGATAAAGAAGCAAAAGGGTTTACCTCATAACCTCTTTTTCTTAATTCATTAGCGGAGGCATATAGCTGTCCGTCCTTTTCAATGTAGTTTACATCTTTCATAGCTTAATCGTTTGAATTTGTTTTTAAATCTACTTGCACTTTGTCAGCCTCTTGCTGTAGTAGTTCTTTAGCGCGCTGACGAATGTTTTGCTGTACTTCGGAGTTGTACACATAGGCGAGAGCCATTTCTACAGTTTGAGTGGTTACGCTCATCTCTTTTGCAATTTGTTTCTTTAATTCGTGAACAATTCTTATTTTTTTCATACATTTGTCCCGTTAAACGTTGTTATTAATTTTCGGGGCAAAAGTATAGAGTATATTCATAACTTCCAAATTTTTTATAGAGTTTTTTCAAAATATTTTAATATGATAGTAGAAAGAATTAGGCAAATAATTGATTATAAGAAAATTAGCGCAAGGCAATTTTGTATAGAAGTTGGCGTTGCAAATGGTTTTTTGGACAAAGTTAAGGATGTTGGTTCTGAAAAACTTTTGAAAATACTCAACACTTACCCTGAGTTAAGTCCCGAATGGCTACTTACTGGTAAGGGTGAAATGCTAAAAAAAAATGAAAAAGGAGGTATTAGCCAAACTATTTCAGGAGATAATAACACTATGTCGGGCAATGATACATATATAGGTAATAACGACAAGGAAACTATTAAGGAGCTAAAAGAACGCCTTTCTGAAGCAGAGAGAAAGCTGGAAGAGAAGGACCAGCAAATAAGCAAACTAATCAATGTAATCGAAAAACTAAACTCAATATGAAAAACGTGAAACAGTCAATTAAAGGAAACAACAACTTACAAATTGTAACCAACAATGCCCCCATTATTCACACTGGGAAACTAACTGCAAAGGTAAATGTAGTACACAACCCTGAAAAACACATCTCAGATGCACAAGCCCAACAAATTAAGGAGAAGGTAATAGAATGTGCTATTATACTTGCTTCTGATGGGAGTAGTAAAAAATCTCTTATTCAAAAACAATATGGGAAACTTTATAGAAGATATGGTATAACTAAATATTCCTTATTACCAAAAGAAGAGTTTGAAGATGCTATAAAATGGCTAAAAAGAGAAGTAGCGGCGAGTAGAAAGGTTTTAAAGGAAAATGCCCCTACCGAATGGAGAAAAACACAATACACCTCAATAAATGCAAGAGGCAGACAAATGGGGATGGATAGGGAAGCCCTTCTAATCTATGCCACACAAGTATTGGGGTTAGCTGACACCTTATCTTCTTTAAAAGACTTGAAAGATGACCAACTACAAAAGCTGTATAATAAAATGTTTGGGAAAAGGTAGTTGCCAGCAGACCAAAAGGGAGAGCGTTATGAGGAGTAACGCTCTTTCTAACTTAAAATATGCTGTAAATCAGTATGTTATATATAAAATACCCTTATTATTATGGTAATACCCCCCGTACAATATGCCAAAAAGTGCCAAAAATGGCTTTATATAGGTATTATACCCCCGCCTTAATACTACACAAAAAGGGGCTAAATGTAACCCCAACTGTAACCCCAACTGTAACCCCAACGCCCAAAAGTAGCTTTTTGAGCGTGGAGGTAGCAGGGTACCTTCTTGGGGTGTTTTCTACCCCTCTAAAGGTGGCTTTTGCAGTAGCTATAAGGCACAAAAAAACGCCCTAAATGGGCGTATTTGTTGAGGTTTTGGGGCTTTTTTTGGGGTATTACTTACACCGTTGGTATATAATGTTTATGTTTGTACAATAAAAGGTATAACATTGGGGCATTTTATGCATATAAATGTAGCGTTTTGTACATTTTGTTTTACCCGCCTTTTTGGGCTTTTTTGTTGTAACTATTTGTATTTTAAGTCTTTTTTAGGCTTTTTGTCTATATTCGGTATGTACATTTTGTTTTACCCCTTTTATATTTCCTTGGTTTTTTTGCTTTTAGTATGATCTCTCTTTTTTCTTCAGGGCTAAACTGTATACTATACACTTTTTCTAATTTTTGGAATAACTCATTGATAGTATATATATAACCTATCTCTCTTTTAAATTTATTTTCTTCAATCTTTCCATGAGAAAATTGATTCCAAAGATCATTAAATTTGTTTTTGAAATCTTTTAAATTTTCTTCTTTTACTAAGGATATGTAAGAATGAAAAGAGTAGCTTTGCTCATTTGCTAATCCATCTCTTTTTTGTATCTCTATAAAAGGATATAAGATTATACCCTTGCTCTTTATGAGAGTAGCTATATCTACTGCTATTTTTTCAATAGTAATATCTATGATATTCGTAGCTCCAATTTTTACTTTTTCATCTTTTTCAAGATTTTGCACTTCACACATATTAGAGTGTATTTTAATCACCTTACAAGGAAAGAAATCTTCCATACTATTTTTCTGTGCAAAATAATAGTTGTCTACTTTTACTTCCATTTTATTTTGATTTTTTTAAATTAAACATTCTACAACACTATCACTATTCTTCCTTATTTCTTTGAAAGTTTATTAGTTGATCAAACCATTCTCGTTCTTCTCTAAGTCTTTTATTTTTTTAATTAAA